TCCAGGTGTTTAGAACTATAGTCCCGGTATCCGGTGCTGTGATCCAAGCGCCTGTCGCTGCGCCAAAGTCTAATCCTCGATGTGGGCTAGTCCTGTTAGCTGTAGCGCCGTAGAGTGCTGTGATGCTTGCCTTAGGAAGTGGGTATCTCAAATTAGTACCTGAGAAACAACTGTGACAGCGAAAGCGGTTAGTGCAGCAGAAGCGAAAGCAGTAACCCAGGCTGTTTGCCAGCGAGCTTTTTCTAGCTCTCTGATTCTGTCTTCATGATCTTGCAGCATCTTGAACCCGGCTTTTACGTCTGCCATGTCACCTACTAGCTTTAGTAGTAACTGCTGCTGTGTGCTGCTTCTCGGTATTTGCTCTGACATTAGCCGACTAGTGCTGTAACTTCTGCTTCAGTAAGACCTAAAGCTAGTAGCTTGCTACGTCCCGATAATTTCTTAGCTGCTGTTGCCTTTTCAATTTTATCTTTAGCTGCCTGAGCTTTTTCTGATTCGATTCTCATTTCCTCGCGCTCGGTTAGTTCAGCAGAAGTAAGCTCTAGAACCTCTCGGACACCTGTCGAGCAGTTGATTACTATTTTTGTAGGGATTTCGTTAGCCATTATCTTTCCTTTAGGTCGTTACTGTCGTTGTTCCGTCTGATCCTGCGAGGATGCCGTATAGGGTTGCGGTGCTGTGTTCTACTAGGTTGCTACCTGAGCCAGTTTTGATTTTTATACTTGTGATTGCGTCTGTTGAGTTGTAAAGCCCTGCTGCTAATGCCGCATATGCTAGAGTCCCGTTATTTTCTGATACTCCGTCTGCACTAAATGATTTTGCTACTGAACTTCTGTAGTTGGGGATGTAGACCTCGTAATTGCCGAAAGTGTTAGCTGTAGCAGTTGCAGTCGGAAACTCGCCAATTAGCGGTTGTGTATCCGTAAGGCTTTGAGCGGCGCTACCTGTTCCCCAAAGTATTCTTGTGCTTTGGTTTGAGGTGCTGCTGTTCAGTTGAAAAACAACATCGTCAGTGTTGACTCCTGTTCTGGCAGAGCGAGCAGAAAAGACAACCTTCAAGTCTGTATAGTCTGCTGCGATTGAAGTAAATTCAATGCTTGTTGAGCCACCTGAGCCGACTGTTACGGTTTCTATTGCTTGCATTGTTTACGCCTCGATTCCGTAAAGTGAGAATGTTGATTCGACTGCAAAGTTACCTGTCGATGTCAATATTTGAACGGTAGTAACCGCTGCTGTGCTAGCCCACCTGAGAGCCACCGCCTCGGTCGCTACTGCTGATTGGTCAGACCTTGCCAGCATAGTTTTATGTTTATCAGTAGCAGAATAATCCATTACTTGCAGCTGAATCTGCAAAGCACCGCCTGTTGTAGCAGTTGCAATTGTTGAGACGCTGCCTGATGTCTGAGAGCCAAGAGAAGCTGAAGTATCACTAGATCCATTTCCGCTCATTCTAACTGAGTAGTAATTAGATCCCGAATCCGCGTTAAGTCTGACTCTACCCTCTAGTGTGGCTGAGCCTAAAGCGGTTGAAACCAACACCAAGTCCCGATAAGTCTGCGGAATACTTGCAAAGGTTACAGAGCTTGCAGCCGAACCTAGCGTGATTGTTTGTAGTGGTGTGTAGGTGGAGGTTGGCATTATGCACTCCTAATTCCGTAGAGGCTAAATCTGCTAATGCTTGCAAAGTTTCCAGAAGCGGCTATCAAGTCTAAGCTTGTGACAGCGGTGGTTGCATTGTATAGACCGCTTGTTAGAAAGATACGATTTATGTTTCCGGTTTGACCATATAAAGCCCTTAGTGTCGTATTTTTTGAGGTGTTCTTGTAATCTAAAATGTCAATCACCCCTGAAGATGTTAGCCCGGTCGTGGTCGAGCTTGCCATTGAGTCAACCATTTGGATAGAGGTTTCAGAACTGACAGCAGTTGAACTAGCGGTTGAGCCGTTACCTAAGAGGCTGTGCCTAGCGTAAACTGTGCCAGTTGCACCATTCATTCTTACATTTATGTCGACACTTGAAGACGTATTCTTTGCGGTGTAGCGAATTTGTAAATGTTCGTAATCTGCAAGTATTGAATTAAACTCGATTATGCCGCTAGAGCCAGTACCGTTTGCCGTGGCAATTAGGTCGTAGCTACCAAATAGGGCTGCGCCGCCTGATGCTGCAAGTATCCCTAGAGGTATCACGCTATGTCACCTATCAAGACAGCAGTAGAAGAACTCAAGAACAGTATCGAGGCAGCAGCCCACTGTGAGGCTATCGTTAGGGCTGCGTCTTTTGAGTTGACTGTGACGCCTGAGCCTGCAAAGGTAATCACGCCTGTTCCAATGTTTACGAAGTCCACCCTGTCGCCTGCGCTGAATGTTGCGCTTGGCGCTGTGAGAGTGAACGTGCCATCGGCTGTTATAGTTTCGCCTCTGTCGCCAACTGCGAGAGTGTAGGCAGCGGTCTTGGCGTTTACCGCTGGAGTGAGCAAAGCTTTGTCGTCAAGCTGTGACTGAATCCCAGAGGTTACGCCGTCTACATAATTTAGCTCTGCTGCCGTTGCGGTTACCCCGTCGAGAATGTTCAGCTCTGCGGTAGTTGCCGTCAAGCCGTCAAGCAGGTTTATCTCTGCTGCGTCTGCGGTCACTCCGTCAAGAATGTTTAGTTCTGCTGCCGTTGCTGTTAGGTCGCTAATCTGTGAGGCAGGGATAGTAACTGCTGTTAGATCCACGTTCAGAGTTACATCGCCTGAATTTCCCCCACCTGTCAGAGCTGTTCCAGCGGTTACGCCCGTAATGTCTCCGACTGCCAGAGCGTCTTCCCAGGCTGCGCCGTTGTATTTAGTGAGCAAGTTGCTGCCAGTAAGGTAAGCGAACTGACCTTCTACCGGGGCTGTAACTGCTGCATCTCTAGCCGTTGTATCTGCGAACACAGCAATTACCTGCTGCATCAGATTCTCGTTTATCTCGCTCGCAAACAACGGAAAACCGTTAGCGAATACCTTATATGTCATTAGACTTCCTTCCAAAGTTCTAGTGTAGTAAACCAGTTGTTAACGTCTATAGAGTGACTTACCTTAGTTACAGAATAGTAGGTATCTATGCTCATGTCAGTTGTCTCGTATTTCACTCCGACTACCTCGCCCGGATAAATAGCGGCCGCGTGAGTTAGGTTGCCAGATCTATCAACAGCAGGAGTTTGAACACTCTGTACTAGTCGAGTAGGTGACTGAGTAAAAACCTTATCTGCCCAGATGTTTAGCTGATCTGAGTCTGTTGTATTTATTGAAACGTCTATTGCCGCTGTTCCATAGAGCTCAATAGATGCTACATCTTCTCTAATTACATAGGTTGCGGAGTCGCTTTCCAGCGAAACCCTAAGCGAGTTGTAGACATCGTCACTATCTGCCGCCACCGATAGATCACTCATACACAAGTGAAAACTATCCTCATGGCTGTTCCCTATGGTGTACGTTCCACCCGGAGCAGCAGCAGTTGTGGGTCTGGGAATAAATACAAATTCCTCTGTTACTGGGTCTATCCAGAAGAACGCTAGTCCTACCTTAATTGCCTCATTCAAAAGAGTGTTAGGAATTACATCGGTCTGAGAGTCGCTGGGTATCCTGCCGATAGTTGCAGCGCTGAGCGCGTTCATCGTAGTGCCAAAGCCTACCGCTATCTTCTCTGCCACTTCTAGCGGTGTCGCGTAACCGGGGAATCCTGATGTCGTATCGAACGTAGCTAGGCGAGTATTCATTACGCGCTTGAAGCTGTCAAAAGCTTTTATCGTGATTAGGTTAGGGCCGTCTACTGTGTATGAGACGTCTATTGTGTCCAGGTATCCCCTGAAAAGTATCTGATCTACATCGCCACGCGAGACTCTTGCCCTGATGGGTGTTCCCGGTCTGACTGTCCTGTTGTTTGTCGGGTCATAGGAATAAGACTGCAACTGTATTAACGCTTCAGCAGATTGGGGCTGGAAGTAGGTAACATTCTCTACCTGTCCGCCTAGCTCGCTCCGTAAAACTGAAGTCTCACAGCCCAGGTCTTGCCAGTCGAAACCGCTACCGCCCAGAACATCGCTACTACCTAGAAGGGAAGAACCTACAAAGAAAACACCTGCTATCGGCAAGACGTTACTGCCGCCTAATTCACTTACTCCGATAATAAAAGCATTTAGGGAGACGTTAGGAATGTAGAACTCAACCTTGAGGTCTGTCGCTATGTCGAAGTCGGTTAGAAGGGTCATCGTATTAGGCTGGTCCCACCCTGTGAGCGTAGCTTTGCGTTGATCCCGTTGATGATTTTCTGAGCATCTACGTTTGCATTAGGGATATTGACAGTAACGTTATTGACTGTGCCCATGCTGCTTTGACGGCGCTTCTCGCTGCTACCTGCCGCTACGTCTGGGGCAAACTTGATAGCATCTGCCGCAGCTTGAGCTTTCTGGCCTGCCCCGATTAGCTGACCTATGCCACTACCTTTCTGAGTAAAGTCGTTCGAGAACCCTGGCTGTGGGCCTCCAAGAACCTTAGCAAGACCCGCTGCGACCTCTTGAGTATATACGCTGAGGTGTGTAAGCATCTTGATAACGCTAACGATCGAATCGCCTAGCCACTTGAAAACTTGGTCTGATGTTATGTCATCAGAAGCTATTCCAAAAGTCTTTGCGAACTCTGTCATAGCGTCACCTGTAGCACTTAGCTGATTCTGAGCCTCACCATTAGGATCTATTAGCGCCTCCCAGAAATCAGTAAATGCCGGGATAACCTTTTCAAGTATAAAAACTTGTATGCCTTGCATTATTGGCATGAACTTCTGGCCTATCTCTGCGCGAGTGTCTTCTATAGTGGCTGCAAGTATCCTCTGCTGATTAGCTAAGCCGTCTGAGGTGTTAGCAAAGTCTCCTGTAACCCCTTCTGTCTGCTCCATGATTGCGCCATAGCGAGCTAGAATCTTCTCTTGCTCTGTGAGCTCGCCTGAGCCGTCACCGATACCGTTTGCCAGGGCATAGGCTTCTACTGTCACCGCTGAGATGTCTATTCCATAAGCTCTAAGCGGCTCGCTTGAACCTGCTAATCCTGATTGAAATTTAGCTAAGGCATCTGAAACATCTAGATTGAATACTGAGGCGAAGTCTGCACCTCTATTAGAGATGTCATCTACTACCTTTACTACATCACCGCCCTCGCCTGCAATAGTCTTAGCGAAAGCAGAAAACTGAACGCTGATTCCAAAGAGCTCTGTCTTTGATAGCCCTAGCCCTGTTGCAGCGTTCTGACCTAGTTTTAGTACACCTTCTGCGGCATCTCCGAAAGAAACATTTACCGCGTTTATGCTCTCCGAGAGATCACTAGCAGCATCTATCGCAGGCTTTATCTGTGAGGCTATTGCAGCACCTAAGCCGATAGCAATACCGGCAGTAACCTTTGCTATGTTCTTGCCTACTTTGGCAAAGTTAGCGCCTAGTTTATCGAAAGAACCTTGAGCGCCTTTAGTAGCCTTAGCGAGATTTTTATACTCTCCCAGTATCTCTACATTTAGGACTAAGCTCATTTGTCTCTCCTGTTTATCTCACTTACAAAAGCTGAATACTCTTTAGTAGTTAGATTCCGGTATTCGCTGGGCTGCATTCCTGTAGCCAGTACGAACCTTGCCATTTTTTTAGCATTATAATCTGCTACTTGTTTTCTTTTGGGTCAGTACCAGCTAGAATCTTTAGCGCCTCTGCCTGTGATACTTTCTCTGTGTCCTCGAACTTGTATCCAGGGTTATCTCTTTTCATGGCTACAAAGTAGAGAACTCGAAGCGCTCTGCCTTTAGGCTGACCGTCTGCAAAAACCTCATCTACACTCCTGCCAATTAGAAGCTCTATTTCTTCAATTTCGCCTAGTGTCATTTCTTCAAAGTTAATCATCCTGTGTCCTTATAGTTTAGTTTTAGCGGTTTCTTCTATGATCAGCTTCTCCATTTGCTTAAAGTAGTTGTCATAGATTTCGCTCCTAGTGTATCCCAGGGCAGTAATAAAGAATGGCTGAGGTCGTATGTGTCTTTTGAACCAGCCCCAGTGAATAGGGTTAGCGTAGGGTACTCCTGTTTTAGAAGTTCTGTTATTGCCTGCTAGGACTGTAATCTTTCCTCTGGCAGTAGCGCCTACTCTAATACTGTTTCGAAGCGCGCCTGTTCTAACCGGGGCTAAGCTGCGTGCCTCACTTGCTACAAGCTCACCGGATTCTTTCCCGGCGGCTTTGACAGCGTCTTTCGGCACTCCAACCGCTGCAAGAGCTTTATTTATCTCTCGCAGATTCGTTACCTTTACCCCCGGCTGAACAGCCATGATTAGGCAGTTACTACTGTAACCCCATAGAACTCTGAGCTAGAAGGATCGTTAGGTGTAGTTACAACCCTAAGGGTAACTGAGAAGGTTGAGGTTTCGTTAGAGTTTAGGCTTAGCGGTGGAATCTCGTTGAACTTGACCACGCCTGAATAGTGGGGCTCTGATGTGGAAGCTGCCGCATTACCATTAGGAGCAATTACGAAAGTTGCCGTAGTTCCAAAGTTAGCCCAAAGAACGCGATAGAGAGAATCTGCATCACCGGAGGTAACACCTTCAAGCCCTAAAGCCCACTCTCCGCCTACTCGCTGCTCACAGAAGGTCTGAACATCTCCAGGAGCATCTCCCAGGGTTAGCTCTACCATAGTGGCGGCGCAGGCATACTCAACATCTGCTATTAGGAACTTGATGTTCTCTGCGACAATTCTTGTGTTAGTCATTTGATGACCTTTCTAAATAGTTATTTCTAGCTCGACTGAGATATTAGCCGATAGGTATTCAGCGTTATTTGTTTGTAAGTTGTAGGGTTCATTTACTCGAATCACTCGAGCGTATCGCGGCATAGCATTTAGAACATCATGTATTGCCTGATCTAGATTCTCTGTAGCCTTTTTATTAGTGGCAGTAGAAGCTATGACTACTAGCTCTAGATTGAGATCGTACTGAGTGCCTAGAGTGCTAGGCGTTAGATAGGGAGAGGCGGCGTTTATTATTACTATCGGCGGCGTTATGCGCTCAGGAACATAATCTAAAACCCTAATGCTGGCCGCCTCTAAATCGAGCTTGAACTCTGCCTTAGAGATTGTTATTTCGTTACTCATATTGCGTAGCCAACATAGGGATTCAGCAACGGATAGACAGCTCCCATAGGGTCTTTTGCAACCCTAATAGCTGTTCCGTCCATACTTGCAAACTGAGCCACTCCATTAGGCGCTGAACGCCTGTGGAAAAGCTCTGAGGAACAGATAAGCGTAGCCTGCCTGTGAATCTCATCTGGGACAGTAGTAATCACGCCGACATAGTTTCCTACCTGAGCAGTTCCAGCACTTAGACAGGACTCTATAAAAGTGCCTGTTTCATCTGTACCTACATAGGCTTGAAGTTCTGCCAGCGTGACTACTGTTGTCATTTAGATAATTCCTTAAGGTGTTACGTCTATTGCCACTACTGCGCCGGCGAATGGTGTAGTGATTGCCATGTAGCCGTAGACAGATACTGAATCTGTAAGGGTAGTGATGTCTCCGTCTGTCAATCGGACAGGAGCGCCCGGAGACTCGAAGGACTGGATAGCGCGGCTGTTAGCCATGTAGCCCCAATCCGTACCCATGCCTGGATCCACGATTAGCGGCAAGCCCAGAAGGTTTCCAGCTAGTCCAGGAAGGTCAGCAGTTCCAACGTTGTTATTGCCGTCTCCAACCTGTAGGACTACTGGTCTGCCGTCTGTTCCAACTATGGTCATTAGCTTCTTGTAGACGTTAGTTCCGCAAACAATAAACTCAGGTCGCAGCCCGGTGTTAGTGAAGATGTAACTAGCTCCGTCTGTAATTCCCTCGATTAGCTTGGCTACAGTTCCGGCGGAAACATCAAAGGTCTTACCTGCCATGTCGAGCGCCTGCAAGTGAGTGATGAAAGCAGCGTTAGAAGCGTTTGCATAAGCAATAGTTAGCGCCTGGAATACTGTGTTTAGGTAATCAACTGTCGAACGCTCAATAGTCTGCTTAGAGAAACTTGTGTAGCCTCCATAAGTCTTGACTGCTGCTGAGGTGTTAGCGATTGTCAAGTTACCGAATGATAGGGCTTCATTCTCTGGGTCTTGCTCTCCGACTGCAATACTGTTAGCAGTTACAGAAGCATACTCAACACTCAAGCCTGAGCCTGGAAGCGCTGCACGCGAGAAGGCAGATAGAGCCGGGCGGTTGTCGTTGATTA